TCGGTGATGCCGTGAAAGAGGATCTGATGGAGGAGGCCAGACGGCTCACCCAGCTAGACAACCCTAACAGCGTGTCGCAGGTGATGGCGTGGCTGAACAAAGCCTCAGAGGACACCACGCTCACCGACCTCCGAAAGGACACGGTGGCGGAACTGCTCCACCGGGATGACCTCTCCCCAGAGGTGCAGAGGATGCTTGAGATCCGCCAGGAACTGGGAAAGACCTCCACCAAGAAATACGATGCCATCGCCGCCTGTGTCTGCGGGGACAACCGTGTGCGAGGGCTGCTCCAGTTTTATGGGGCCAATCGGACAGGGCGATGGGCTGGGCGGCTGGTACAGGTGCAGAATTTGCCCAGAACTTACACCCAGGCCATCACCGTGGCGCGGCGGTTGGTGCAGGAAGAGAAGGTCGATGCCCTGCGGCTGATCTATGGCAGCGTGCCGGACACGCTTTCCCAGCTGATTCGCACGGCGTTCATCGCTACACCGGGAAACGTGCTCATCGATGCGGATTTCTCCGCCATCGAGGCAAGAGTGATCTCCTGGCTGGCCGGGGAAGAGTGGAGGCTGAACGTGTTCCGCACACACGGCAAGATCTACGAGGCCAGTGCCTCTCAGATGTTCGGAGTTCCACTGGAAAAGATCAAGAAGGGAAATCCAGAATACGCTCTTCGGGCAAAGGGTAAGGTGGCCGAGCTTGCCCTGGGATACCAAGGTGGTGCCGGTGCGCTCATCAAAATGGGGGCCCTGGATATGGGCCTCACTGAAGAGGAGCTACCGGAGATTGTGGGGCGGTGGAGAACCACCAATCGAAACATCGTGTCCCTTTGGTGGGAGATGAACGATGCCGCCCTCCAGGTGATCGCCCAGGGCGGCGTGAGGCGAGTGCAGTATGTCACCCTAGCGCGGGAGTATGACAGCGTCCAGGGCAGAAGCCTGCTGACCATCACATTGCCCTCCGGAAGAAAGCTCTATTATGTTGACCCGCAGCTGGGGGAGAACCGTTTTGGCGGGGAGTCCATCACCTATCTGGGGATGGATCAAAGCACAAAAAAATGGAAACGGATCGAAACCTACGGCGGAAAGTTGGTGGAGAACTGCGTCCAAGCCATTGCCCGGGATGCCTTGGCAGAGGCCATCCAACACCTGGAGGAGGCAGGATTTCCCATCGTGTTCCACATCCATGATGAGGTGGTCATTGACATTAAGCCCTTTTCCAGTGACCGGGAAATGCTGCGAGCAGTGACTGACATCATGACAAAGCCCATCCCCTGGGCACCGGGGCTACCCCTGGGTGCTGACGGCTGGGTGGGAGAGTTTTTCACGAAGGATTAAAGATTAAAGGAGGCAATATGAAAATCATAAATGCGGGTGTGGAATTTATCACGCCCATTGATAACGATGCGCTGCTTAAGCGACTGGAGGAGTGTGGCCGGGTGTGCTACAAGTCTGAGGACAGAATTACGGATACTTCCGCAGCCGCCTTTGTAGCGAACATTATTCAGCGAGGTCATGAGGCCGTTTTGGAGCACGGCTCCTTCACGGTGAAATTTACGGTGGATCGCGGCGTTTCCCATGAGATCGTGAGGCACCGATTGGCTTCCTACTGCCAGGAGAGCACCCGGTATTGTAACTACAGAAAAGGTAGGTTTGGTAGCGAAATCACAGTGATCAATCCCTGTTACCTGGAAGAGGGAACAGACGCATACGCCGCTTGGCGCAAAGCCTGTGAGGCCTCGGAGGATGCCTACTTCTCCCTGCTGGACTGGGGCTGCACACCCCAGGAGGCGCGGGCGGTTCTGCCCAACAGCCTAAAAACCGAGGTGGTGATGACCGCCAACATCCGTGAGTGGCGGCATTTCCTGCGACTCCGCTGTTCTTCCGCGGCGCACCCTCAGATGCGGGAGGTGGCACTAAAGCTGCTGGAGACTTGTGAAACCTGGATGCCTGAGCTGTTCGGGGATATTCGGGAGGGCCTAAAGTGAACCGTGCACTCGCCATTGACTTTGACGGATGCCTGTGCGAAAACGCATGGCCTCAGATTGGAGCCCCAAACTGGCCGGTGATCTATCGGGCTTTGGAGGAGCAGAAAAACGGTGCAGAATTGATCCTGTGGACGTGCAGGGAAGGTGCGTTGCTGGATCAGGCGGTGAGTGCGGCGGCGGAGTGGGGTTTGCATTTCGACGCCGTGAACGAAAATCTTCCGTCGTGGATCAAGGCGTGGGGGACAGATCCCAGAAAAATCGGAGCGTCTGAGTATTGGGATGACCACGCTGTAAAAATGGAGGCAGTAAATGACAGAGTACCAAGATTTTATTAACCAAAAAGCAGTTTCCGCACTGCACACGGACAGCATCCAAGTAGATGCTTCGGAACTGAATCCAATGCTCTACTCCTTTCAGCGAGACATCGTCCGCTGGGCACTCGCAAAGGGCAGAGCGGCGATATTTGCCGACTGTGGTATGGGAAAAACGCCGATGCAGCTGGAGTGGGCGGATCAAATTATCAAGGCCCGAGGGGGGATGGCCCTGATCCTGGCCCCCTTGGCAGTAGCGTCACAAACCGTATCTGAGGGGATGAAGTTTGGTATCCAAGTCCACTTGTGCGAGACAGCGGAGGATCTGCAACCAGGAATCAACATCACGAACTATGAGAAGCTGGGCAAATTTGAAGGGGCTGCGTTTACAGCCGTTGTGCTGGATGAGTCCAGTATTCTCAAGTCGTTCAGTGGGAAAGTGAGAAATCAGATCATCGACTTTTTCAGCACCACACCGTTTCGGCTGGCGTGCACTGCTACCCCCGCACCCAACGACTATATGGAACTGGGCAACCATGCAGAATTTTTAGGGATCATGAGCTACACGGAGATGCTGGCCATGTTTTTTGTCCACGACGGAGGACAGACCTCGAAATGGCGGCTGAAAGGCCATGCCCAGGATGTGTTTTGGCAGTGGATGGGCTCCTGGGCGGTGGTCATGGAGTCCCCCCACGATTTGGGGTATGACATCGCTGGATACGACCTCCCGGAGCTGCGAATCCATGAGATCATTGCAGACGGGGGCGAACCCATCACAGAGACCATGACCCTAACCCAGCGTCGCCAGGCCAGACGGGACACGCTGCTCCAACGCTGTGAGGCGGCGGCCCAGATGGTCAATAACTCGGATGAGCAGTGGCTTGTGTGGTGTGACCTCAATGCGGAGAGTGACACCCTGCACGGCATGATCCGGTCATCCGTCGAGGTGAAGGGATCGGACAAGGCTTCTGCCAAGTCAGATCGGATGTTGGGTTTTTCCATCGGAGCATATCGCGCCCTGGTGACAAAGCCCTCCATTGCCGGGTTTGGTATGAACTGGCAGCAGTGTCACAACATGATCTTTGTAGGCCTGTCCGACAGTTATGAGCAGTATTATCAGGCAATTCGGCGTTGCTGGAGATTTGGACAACACCAACCGGTGGACGTGTATCTGGTAATCAGCGCGAGAGAAGGCACCGTGAAAGAGAACATTGCCCGAAAGGAAGCGGACAGTCGGAAAATGCGAGCGGCTATGGTGGAGCAAACGAAGGAGATCACGAAAAAGGAACTGAAAACCACGTGCAGGCTTTCTACGCCCTATGAGCCGGACACCAAGATGATTTTGCCAAATTGGGAGGAAATGCAAGATGAATGTGCTTAATCAGAAAGTGGATCAACGGTATGCGTTGTACCAAGGGGACTGCGTGGAAGTTGTAAAAGGATTGCCGGACAGCAGCATTCACTATGCCATCTTTTCCCCGCCTTTTGCCTCACTCTATACTTATTCCAGCAGCGACAGAGATATGGGAAACAGCCGGGACAACGAAGAATTTCAACAGCATTTTAACTACTTGATCCATGACCTGTTCCGGGTCATTATGCCGGGCAGGCTGGTGTCTGTCCACTGCATGAACCTTCCGGCCATGAAGAGCCGAGACGGTTTTATCGGGGTAAAGGATTTCCGGGGAGACATCATCCGGCAGTTTGTGGATGCGGGCTTTATCTTCCACAGCGAGGTTTGCATCTGGAAAAATCCGGTTACCGAGATGCAGCGGACGAAGGCCCTGGGGCTGCTGCACAAGCAGATCAGGAAGGACAGTGCCATGTGCAGGCAGGGCTTGCCGGATTACCTGGTCACCTTTCGGCGGCCGGGGGAAAATCCGGAGCCTATCCCGCACTCCCATGAAACCTTCCCGGTGAACGTGTGGCAGCGATACGCCTCTCCGGTGTGGATGGACATCCGGCAGAGCAACACCCTACAGCGGAAGTCCGCCCGGGACGAGAAGGACGAAAAGCATATCTGCCCTTTGCAATTGGACGTGATTCAGCGGGGGATTGACCTGTGGACGAACCCCAATGACATCGTGTTGGATCCCTTTGCCGGAATCGGCTCTGTCCCTTATCAGGCGGTGCAGATGGGGCGGCGGGGAATCGGCATCGAACTGAAGGACAGCTACTTTAAACAGATGGAAAACAATATGGCAGAAGTCGAGCGGGAATACCGGGAGCATGGCGCAGACACCACCGTTTTGCTGCGCTGCCCCAGCTGTGGGAGAAAGATCCCCGAGGGCGGTTCCACCTGCATCTTCTGCGGAACGGAGGTAAATACATGACTCGAGAAGAATGCCTGGGCCGGGCGAAGGAATGCGTCTGCGGCCAGCGTGAACAGGACTACGGTACGCCAGAGAACAACTTTCAGCGGATCGCCGCTTTATGGGGAGCCTATACGGGGCACACCTACACGCCCATTGATGTGGCGATGATGATGTCGCTCCTCAAAGTGGCGCGGATTAAGTCCGGTACCGGCACGGAGGACAGCTTCGTCGATCTGGCGGGCTATGCGGCCTGCGGTGCAGAGATTGCGGGTGCGCGGGATGAGAAGTCCGATGAAGATATATCGATCCTTTATCTGTGAGGCACAAGAGGAGGTCGATGCGCCATGAAATATAGCAAAGCCCTCCGCATTGTGGCGGAGATCGACAGCGACCGCTATACGGCCACTGAGAAGATGGCAGCCATCAAAGCGGTTTGCCAGGCGGAAAGCCTGGACGGGATCCGAAAGGCGGAACTGAGAAAAGCCGTGCTTTGGATGGCCCGGCAGGATCGGCTGGAGCCGGAATGGCGGAGGAGCCTCAGGAAGGCGGGGGTGCTATGAAACAGTGTCAGCAGTGTGACAAACACGGGATCGACCCCTTCTGCCACGGTCACTGCCCCGCCTATGAGGCAGAGCGGGCGGAGATGGACGATCTAAACCGGCGCAAGCATGAGGACTCCAAGTCCCGGATGCGGCCTTACACGGCCAGTCATGACCGATACCAAAGGTGGTATCTGGATCAGGTGAAGCGAAACAGGAGGCATGAGAAATGAGGAAAGAATTGCTCTGGAAGGGAAAGATTCTCGACCAGGTTGAATCTAACTTTGGCGCAGATTTTGCCTTCGTCCCGAAAGGGAACAAGAAAGTTGATCAGAACGATGTGATTCAAGAGCTGTTCGACATCGGTATGTGGGGTGAGCTCTATGCCCTGTTCCTCCGAATGCCGGACGAATACCCGGCAAACTTGAAGGTGACGGAAATTTATTCAGCGGAGAACGCCATAAAGATTCTGGGCGATTGGCTGGGTTACACAGTCCTAGACAGAAAGGGGCGGGTGATTTCTGGTGGCGCGAACTAAGCCTTGCGACTTCTGCGCACAAGATCAGATTTGGAATGAGACCGGAGAAAACGGTCACCAGCTGTGCTTTGAGTTTTACCCGGACAACGGGTTTATGGCAGTGTATTCATACGCCAATGACGAGTCCGGTGTAAACCGTGAGATTGGCTATGACCTGAGTGTTAAGTATTGCCCTAAATGCGGGAGAAAGGTTGGAGTGTCGTGAACGAAGAGACGTTGAGAAAAATGGTGGCATACTGGGACGCAAAGGCGGAGAGAGCATTTGATACCTACCAGGAGGCAGATTGATGGACTACATTTTAAAATGCAACGAAACCCAGCTGCGCGTAATCAACATCGCGCTGGAGGAATATTTCCGTCTGCGCCTGGGCCAGATGGGCGACTTGGCGGAAGATCTGGCGATGCTCCAATACCAGAAGCTAAGCGCAGAGGAGCGGCATGAACGCTTTGACGAGATCCTCCAGATCCGGGATCATGCCAAGATCTGTCTGGATGCAGCCTACCGGGTGGCGGTGGACGACAGGCACGCTTTTGTGCTGCCCGCCATCGGCAAAACGCCCTACGGCCTCATCTGCGAGGACATCTGGCAGGTGATCCGACACCAGCTTTGGCTGGACGAAGACGGCCCGACGAAAATGCCTTGGAGCACGGCGGGGCGGGAGCCATTGCTGATGAGCGATGAGCCGCTGCCCCAGGTGTGGCGAGAGGATGGGGACTCAGCCACCAAGTAAACAAAAGAACGCATGGGAGGGAATGGGAGAAGATGAACCTTACATACAATCGAGCAATTACCCTGTCAGTGGCAGGCAGTCGGAAGTCCACGTCATGGCAGCCCTGGGCGACCACGGTGCAGGGGCTCTACGAAAAACTGGAACATCCGGTGAGAAGCACAGAGACCCAGCAAGAGTACATGGCCTTACGAAAGCCACAGCGGGACGAACTGAAAGACGTAGGCGGCTTTGTGGGCGGCACCCTAAACGGCGGGCGGAGAAAGTCGGATGCGGTATCCGGCAGGGATGTAGTGACCCTGGATTTTGATACAATCCCGCCCTACGGCACAGCGGGGGTGCTGGCCACGGTGGCGGATCTCGGGTGCAGCTATGTGGTGTACTCCACCCGGAAGCATATGCCCACGGCCCCCAGGTTGCGGATCCTGTTTCCTCTGGATCGGACGGTGTCCGCAGACGAGTATGAGCCCATCGCCCGGCGTTTGGCGGCCCAGATCGGCATCCAGATGGCAGACGCTACCACCTTCGAGGCCCACCGGCTCATGTACTGGCCATCATGTTGTCAGGATGGCCAGTACATCTATCAGTATGCTGATGCTCCGCTGCTCTCTGCGGACGGAGTGCTGGAAAGCTACACCGACTGGCGGGACTGCACCAGCTGGCCCCAGGTTCCCGGCGTGGCACCGTATCAGCGGCAGGCGGTGAAGCAGGGAGACCCGGAGTCCAAGCCCGGTGTGGTTGGGGCCTTTAACCGGGTCTATCCCACGGTGCTGGACGCGATGGAACACTTTTTACCCGGGATCTATGAGCCTTGTGACACGGATCCCAACCGATATACCTACTGCGGCGGCTCCACCACCGGCGGCGTGGTGATCTATGACGGCGGGAAATTCCTCTTCTCCCACCACGCCACAGACCCGTGCAGCGGCAAACTGGTAAATTCTTTCGACCTAGTGCGGCTCCACAAATTTGGAGACAAGGACGACGATGCCGCGCCAAATACCCCAAACAACCGGTTGCCCTCTTTCCTGGCCATGTGTGAGTTGGCGGTGGGTGACCCGGCAGTGGCTGGGCTCATCACCAGGGAGCGACAGGAGCGGATGAGAGCGGACTTGGAGGGCCTAGGGGTAGACCCGGAGGGCGAAGATCCCAACTGGCTGGAGAATGCCGGGGTGAAGCTAAACCCCAAAACGGGCTTGCCACTGCCCACCATGGACAACTTGATGAAGCTGTTTCGCGGCGACCCGGCTCTGAAAGGGAAGGTAGCCTGGAACGAGTTTTCCGCCGGTCTGGATGTTCTGGGGCCGTTGCCCTGGAACCAGAGCCCTGGGCGGAGGCGGTGGACGGATACAGACCAGAACGGGTTATATGTCTACCTAGAGACGGTGTATGACATCACCAAGCGGGTGAACATCGACAGTGCTCTGGATGTTTACACGTCGGAGCACTCATTTAACCCGCTGAAAGATTATTTAGGCAGCCTGGAGTGGGACGGGGTGCCCCGGGTGGACAGGCTGTTCGTGGACTACCTGGGGGCGGAGGACGATGCCTATACCCGCTGCGTCACCCGGAAGATCCTGGTGGCGGCAGTGGCCCGGGCACTAAACCCCGGATGTAAGTTTGACAATATGCTGGTGCTTTGCGGCACCCAGGGCCTGGGCAAAAGTTCCATTCTGGATCGGCTGGCCCAGGGGTGGTTTAATGACTCCATCCTCACCTTCGAGGGCAAAGAAGCGGCGGAACTGATCCAGGGCGTTTGGATCGTGGAGATCGCGGAACTGAACGCCATGAAGCGTTCGGACGTGTCCCGGGTCAAGCAGTTTTTGAGCCTCCGTTCGGATCGTTTTCGCCCGGCCTATGGCCGGAACGTCAAGGAGGTGCCCCGCTCCTGTGTATTCTTTGGCACGGTAAACGATCGGGATTTCCTGGACGACCTGACGGGAAACCGGCGATTCTGGCCGGTGGATGTGAATGTGCATCCACCCCGGAAAAAGGTGTGGGTAGACCTGACAGATGAGGAAGTGGCCCAGGTTTGGGCAGAGGCAAAGGTGAGATGGCAGATCGGTGAGCGGCTGTATCTGACCCCGGAGGAAGAGCAGGAGGCCGTGCGGCGGCAGGAGGCCCACCGGGAGGCATCGCCTATGGAGGGCCTGATCTTGGACTTTATCGAGAGAAAGGTTCCTGCGGATTGGGACGAATGGCCCCTGGATCGGCGGCGGGATTTCTGGACCGGACTGGTGCATGGCGAGGAGAGCCAGCTGGTGGAGCGCACAAAGATCTGTGCTATGGAGATTTGGCTGGAACTCTACGGAGGCGACCGGCGATATACGTCTTGTAACCCGGAATATAAAAAGATCAAGCCCATGCTGCGGAAGCTGCTGCTGAATCACGGGTGGGTGGAGGTGTCCATGCGTGTGTATAACTCCGTTTACGGATCTCAAAGGGCATTTGTCAGGCCGGAAGATGCGCTTGACCACAAGACCACAAGGAACATCTAAACTTTTAGAAAACAGGCGGATTAGGCCTGACGAGGCGCACAACTACAACGCCACAAGGGACGGAGAAACTTTCAGAAAACAGGCGGATTAGGCCGGATAATTTCGCCACAAGCTTTGCCACAGCTAACAATAAAGTTACTATGCTTGTGGAAGAGAGAAGGCGGGCCTTGCTACAAGCGTAGTAACTATTTGGTTAGCTGTGGCGGGGGCTTGTTACGCCTGTGGAGCCAGTGTTTTCAATGGGTTTCAAAATTCTTGCCACAACGCCACAAGGTTTTATACAGTATGAATGAATTAGAGAGAATAGAGGGGTATATACCCTCTAATCGCCCACACGCGTATGTCTATATAAGGTTTGCTGTTTCTTGTGGCGTTTGTGGCGCGTGCGTGCGGTGTGAACCCCCTTTACGCGCGCGGGAGGATATCAAAATCAGAGGAGGCAGAGGGATGCTGGAAAAGGAAATTGAACAAAAGCTGAAAAACGAGGTGGAGGCCGCGGGTGGGTGGTGCTGGAAGTTCGTCAGCCCCGGGATGGCCGGTGTGCCAGATCGGCTGGTGCTGTTCCCCAGAGGGCTTGTCGCTTTTGTGGAAACGAAAGCCCCGGGCAAGAAGGAACGTCCCCTGCAACGTGTGATGCAGAGCCGGATCCGGAGCATGGGCGTCCAGGTGTTTTCGGGGGTGGACAGCGAGGAAAAGATCCGGGAAGTGATTCGATGGGCTACACAGGAGGAAGAGAATGTCTGAGTTTATGCCCCACGGATACCAGCAACACTGCATCGACCGGATTTTAGACACGCCCTCTATTGGACTATTCTTAGATATGGGCCTGGGCAAGACAGTGATTACCCTCACTGCCCTCTATCAGCTGAAGTACTGGAGGGCAGCCATGCGCAAGGCTCTCGTCATCGCACCCAAGAAGGTGGCGGAAAGCACCTGGAGCAAAGAGCAAGCCAAATGGGATCACCTGAGATCCCTCCGGGTGTCTGTGGTGCTGGGTACGGAAAAACAGCGGAAACAGGCGTTGGAAGCCCCAGCAGATGTTTATGTGATCAACCGGGAGAATACACAATGGCTGGTGTCCCTCTACGGCAAAGCCTGGCCCTTTGACGTGGTGGTACTGGATGAGAGCA